TAATTTAAATATAATATATATATTATATAATATATATAATATAAATTATTTAAAATAAATAATAATTATAAAAATACTTTTACTTTAGTAAAAGTATTTTTTAATTTCTTTTCTTTCTTTTTCTTTTTGTGTTACTTTTTCTTTTTCTTTCTTTTCTTTGAACTCTGTCTGTACGACACAAGGCCCCTGCACGACACAAGGTCGCGCACGGGCATTTTTTTATTTGTTAAGAACATTATTTTCCTTTCTCTTGGTTTAAACTTTTCCTTTCTCTTGGTTCAAAAAATCCAAGAGTACAATGAAACGTTATATGGTTCGACTTGCGGGAAATAAGATGGTTTTTAACGTTTCCGCAGGTCAGAGGGCTAAAAAAATATATTGACATATGAACATATGTTCATATATAATACCGCATTCCAAATTGCATTTGGATAGTGTAATCATTTTTCACCTTATCTGGGAGAATTCTACATCTCTCACCCCACCCTATGTCATCATAAGTGGGACGCATTCCCAAAATAAACCAATATAATGAACCATATCAAGTCAAAAGTGGAAAGCTGTCCCATTATCTATGTGTTCCACTATCTATGTAAATCTCCTGCGGGAAATTCACCACGTAGCTCTTCTAAAAACTCTTGGCAAACATTTTCATGCTCTTCAAAAATCTTCTTATTCTTCCCTTTCATATCCACTTTAAACTGATACACCGGCAAGTATTGCTTTTTGACCCACTTCTTATATTCTTCAAAAGAAATTTCACCATTTTTCCAATTTATTTTAAAATCAGCAGAGCGTATTGATGTATCTTGCGGCAACCGATGTTCTTCTGCGTCAATAGTCTTTTGCTTCACAACACTATTGTCTCCATCACATAATGCGGCATATTCTGGATTCACATCCAATGGATCATAATCTTCTGGGATGTCTTTTTCATCTTCAATAATCTTATCTAATGATTCAATTGCTTCAATCTCTGCTGGGCAATAATCATTTACTTGGTATAATTCTATATACTGTCCATGATGTCCTTTTCTATATACACCAGTTTGAGCACATTCAATTAATCCTATCGCATTTAGCGTATTGACATATTCTCGAATTTTTTTAAGCAATATATTATTTTTTTTCATTCCGAACGCTCTTACTATTTCAGAATATGAAAAAAAGTAATTCTCTTTATAGTTTTTAATTTGCCGCAATTGATACCAAGATTTTAAATAACAATAAGTTTTAAAACAACC